TGTCTTCTGACGGGATCTGAACAATTTTATCTAATTTTTCCATATTTTCTCCTTAGTTATATTATTTTAACTTCTTTTTTAGTTTTTGTCACTAACCTTTACGCATGATTTCGATATTTGGCATCATATTGCCTTGATTTTTTATCATGGAGTCTGTGCTTGGTAAAGTTTTACTTAAAATAGTTTTTTCAATTGATGTATCAGCTCTTAAATTAGCTAATTCTTCGTTTTGTTCAAGTTTTTCATCTTGATTTTGTTGATTCATCATTGCTTTCATCTTATCAAGGTCCATTCTCTCATTAGATTCTTTTTCTTTTCGAGCATTTTCCTGTGCTCTAAGATCTAACTCTCTTGCTCTTAGTTTTGCAATAGGATCATTGTCAAATTGTGAAGTAATTTTTTGTTCTTCCTTCATAAATTCTTCCATCATCTCAGCAATTAACTCAGCTTTTCTAGCTTCAATTTTTTGTTGCATCTGCATAACTTGCATTTGTATTTGTTGAGCCATGGCTGGATTTTGTTGAGCCTGCATTTGCATTTGTTGTAATTGAACTAACTCATCTCTGTATTCTAATTCAATTTGTTCTTGAGACATTAAACTAATGTGTTCAAAAATATTTTTTTCTAATGCAGCCATAACAACCGGGTTATTTCTAGCCATATTGGTTGACATAAAATTTAAATGTGAAGTTATATGCGCTCTGTGAGATTGCCCTGGAAATGCTTGAAATTGAGCTCCGGCTAAAGCATCAATATGTTCTAACGCAGGATCTTTAGGCATAGGTTGCATTGGTTTATTTAAAACTTGATCAATATTTTTTACACCTAATGCTTCATACATATTTCTATAAGCAGTATATAAATTATGCATTTGTGGATTTGATTGTGCCAGTTGGAGTTCCGTCTGAGCGAGGGAAATACGCTGTGTTTGAGAAAAAATGTTAGGGTCAGCAACTGGCAATATATCTACCCGTTCATCAAAGTCTTGTTGTTTAATCATTCTTTGACCCCCAACTACATCATACGGATATTCTTGTGGTAGATATAATTTGAATACTCTAGCCATGATTCTAAATTCATTTTTCAAAGCTGAGTAAATTCTTTTGTGAATCGCAGACATAGTTCTAGAACCACGCTCTAATAAAGCGACTGTTGTTCCTACTGCCGCTTGTTGATTTCCATCACCAACTTGTAAATCTGCAATTGATGCAAATCTTTGACCTGCATTAACAACGACTCCCATTAATGATAATAAAGTCTGTGATGGTTCTTTAAATGGTAACATCATAAACGAATCTCTTAAGTTTCCACCAGGTGCATCTACATCCCTAAACTCACCGGGTTGAATTGATTGTGCATCATCTCTAATTCTAATACCACGTTGCTTGAATCCAGCAGGTAGGTTAGATAAAGTCCCTGCATCTAATAATTGTCTAAGTGCACTTGTTGCAGTTCTTGATAATCCACCAATCATATGAATTAAACCAAAACCATAAAAGCCAAGTCCTGGTAAAAATTTAAAATGTACAAAGTATTGTATTTTAGATTTTTTAAGATCTCCTACTTCATAGTTTCTTTTAATAGATAAAATTTCTCGTGACCCTTCTTCTAAAGTTACAATGTAAGGTATCTTAATTCCTGAGGGCTCACCAGTCTCTGGATCAGAATCTTCAAAACCTTCTAAATCTAAATCCACATGACATTCTAGTATTGTATAAACATCTTCATCTTGAGTTTTAGATGTACCTTCTAATTCTCGTTCTTTTTTTACAATATCGGAGTCTGTACTATCTGGTTTAGCTAAATCTATATCTCTATAAAATCCTGCTACTTGTTGTTTTCTTAAATCGTTTTCTGAAATTTTAACACGATGAATAATTGCTTCCGCATCATCTAATGAGGTAGCTGTGTACGGAACAATTAAATCATCTGCCGGAACAAATTTTGATACTGCTCTTTGTTCCATGTCATCATAGTAAACTTTTTTAAAAGCAGAACCTGCGAGTGGCAAATTAAATAACATTTGATCAAACTCTGGTTCATACTCTTTCATTTTTTCCATGATTTCATAATTCATAAAATCTTTAACACGTGTTGCTTGTTGTTCTTTTTCAGGTGTTGATAAACCCATTACTTGAGTTCTAACAGGACCATTTGCTGGTAATAATTCTTTATAAGCTAATGCTTGAAACTGAGTGACTGCTTCAGCGAGTACAGGGTGAGTTGCACCACTTGCTCCTTGAAATGGTTCTGTTCTGTTATTGTATTTAAAACCTAAAAGATCTAAACCTTGAATATAAGATTGCTCCCATTCTTTTCTTGATGAAGTATAATCCATATACTTACCATTTAAATCAGAACCTAATCTACCCAATACATCATCAGGTAAAAATTCTGCAAGGTTAGCATAATGTTCATCCCCACCTTCTGGTGATGCAGCTTGTGGATCTAAATCAATATCAACTGATCCATCTTCATTTTCTTGAATATCGACAGGTTCAAGAGATTGTTCATCAATCTCTATTTCTTCATTTACCTGTTCTTTAAGTTCATCAGGTCCTGGAACCTCAAATTCTTTTCGAACCTCGTTTGGAAGTGCTTTGTCTATGTCTGCCATTATATTTTTTCTCCGTATGTTCTACCTCTTTAACAGTATTATAAGAAATATTCAACCCCTGAGGCATGGGTCCGGATTCCGGAGGAATAGTCCTAGTTAGTCTTTTAATCATTCTCTAATTCTTTTGAAGCTTGTTTAACTGCTTCACCAAACTCATAACCATCATCCATAAGTTCCTCAACTCTTTTTCTTAAAGAGTTAGATCCTTCGCTATAGCCCATACGACCACCATTAGCCATTTGAGGAATTTCTATAACTTTATCTTCTTTAGGAAAATACGTATCTGCAAATTTATCTATATCCATACCAGTACCTTCTTTACCACCTAGTTCAATATACTTACCGGTGACCATTGCATTATATTTAGTGTCACCACCTTTTAAAAAATTAACTCTGCCACCAATAGAATACTTATTAAGTTCATCTTGATATTCTTTTATTTTCTTAGAAGCCATGACTCCGGCATCTCCAAACAATGGTCTAATAATTTTCATGTATTCAGATTGAGATATTTCATTATTATCTAATGCTTTTTTTGAAAACTCGCCTACTAAATTAACATATGTTTTAGGACTAAACATATTAGCTGCAGCTTTTGTATTAAGCATGTCTAATGTTTTAGAATAATTTTTAGGTTTTTTTGGTGGTACTAGGTCCATTACAGAACTCCTGCAATGCCGCCTTTAGCTCTTTTTAATTTATCGTCTTGTGCTTTTTTAATCATTTCTTTAATTCTCTGAATATCAGACATTCTTGAATCTCTTTTTCTCATATCCATTTTAGAAGCTCTATCTTTTGCTTTTTGATCATTAATAATTTTTTGCATATCCATTTGTTTTTTATTTAACAAACCTCTTTCTCTCTCTTTCATTAAATCAGAAATTTTAAAAATATTTGCACCTTCACCTGTTGTTGTATCCATCTGCATTGATTTTGGTGGTTCAACAATTTGTTGTTTAGGTGTACCTTGATTATAATTTACTCTACCACCCATAGCATATTGTTTATCCGGATTCCCGGCTCCGTAACCCAACATATCTCTTACTTCATCAACGTCAAAGTTTCCTGCTTCAGGATCATTTTCAATGTAGTAAATAGGTTTACGTGACCAGAAAGTTGCATCTTCATTTATTGCAAAGTCACCTGGTTTGTATCCTGATGCTAATTTAATTGATGGCGCTTTTTCTTTTTTACCAAAATATTCTTTTGAATAATCTTCTATTGTTCCTTTATATCCATTTTTAACGGCTTCTTGAAATTCTTCAAACATTCCACCTAGTTCTAATTCAAACTCTTCTTCAGGAGTCTCACTAGCCATTTGCATAGTATCTAAAGATTTAATACCACCCATATCATCATAATCTTCAGGATCAGCCGGTAAATCTTCAGGTATATCACCTAGCTCAATATTTCTGAGCATGTCTTTTAATCTTGGATCGTTTTCGTCTATAGCCATAATTATTAATAATACACTTTTTGTGTCTGCTGTAAAGGTTCATCTTCATAATCTTCAGGGTGATCAATTAAACCACCTTGTCTGAATCTCATTACTGCTTGAGTCATAGAGTCAACTAAGTCATCATGATCTCCATAAGGAAATGCAGCGCATTCTTCTATAACTTCTTGTGCAAAGTCCATATCTTTAGGAGCATATATTCTCCCTGATTCAAATAGAGGTGATACAGAATTAACACGAGTATGTTTATCATTACCCCGTGATGGTGTAAAGTTAATTACAGGGATTCCAGATTTTCTTAATTCATAAGTTAAAGGGAGCCCTGATGCCTTGCCCTCTATAATCACTGTTTCCGGATTCCAGTAGCCGTATTGATCTAATGCAACACGCCTAAGTTCTGGAAACTCGTACCGACCTTTTAAAGAATCCAGCAACAGGAGACAGGGACCAGAGTCTTCTGTTGGATGAAATACACCCCATGTAGTGATCGCACTGTAGTCAGCAGTTTCTTTTTTCATAAAAGCTGTGTCGTAAGATTGAATAACGTGTTCTAATGGTGGTAAATCTTTTTCCCAATCTTGCCACCATTCTCTTTTAATTAATGCACCCTCGTCTCCTGTTGGGTTCTGCATATATTGTGCATTCCATTTTGATAAAGGAATAGATGCTTTAACTGATTCAAGATCTTTTATGTTCCAATATTCCGGCCACAGGGGTTCATCGTTAGGCATGATAGCAGGAAATTGAATTAGTTCCCATTGATCAGCCTTAGGTTCTTTTTGTGCTTTAATCAAACGACCTGATAAATCTTTTTCGTTCCATCTAGTCATTACAATTATAATTGTTCCACCAGGTTGAAGACGTTGTCTAGGTCCTGATGTATACCACTCATAGGTTCTCTCAAGAGCTTGTGCATTCATTGCATCTTGTTCAGTATGTGGGTCATCAATAATTAATAAATCAGCACCCCTTCCAGTAATTGCAGATCCAACACCGGCAGCATAATATTCTCCACCTTGTTCTGTTTCCCATTTACCAGCAGCTTGTGAATCTGGATTAAGTCTAGTTTCAAAAACTTCTTTATATTCTGGTGAGTCCATAAGTTGTTTTGCTTTACGACCAAACCTTACAGATAATTCAGTTGTGTTAGTTGATTGAATAATTTTTAGTTTAGGATTACGACCTACCATCCATGCAGGTAATAAATAAGATGCAAACTCAGACTTAGTATGTCTAGGTGCCATATTAATTATAACACGTTTAGTTTTACCTGTAGCAATGTCATTAAATTTTTTAGCTACTTGTTTATGATGTGATCCTTCAATAAAATCTGGCCAGACGTGTTTTACAAAAGCCATAAAGTCATTTCTAATTTCAGACTCTTTTTTCTTATCTTTCCATTTAGCCATATAAATAGCTAATTGTCTTTTTACATCAGGTGGTAATTTCTCAAACTTTTTTAACTTATCTATATCCATAAATGCATTCCAAAAAATTTTTTAAAAAATTTTTTCATATGTGTTTTTAGAACCTAAAAGTAATTTCTAGCTATAAATATCTAAAAGCTTATATATTATCAAACTATTAGGATCCCTTTTTAAGTAGGGGTATAACTTAATAAGCAAGAAAGTTCAAATATATAAACAGGCTTGGTACCTCTATCAAAAATGCGAACGAGCGAAGCGAGTGAGCCGGAGGCCGAAGGCCGACGTTACAGTTCCGGCGCCGCAGGCGCCTGCGACATTTTGTCGCATGCGACACTTTGCCGCATGTGACATATAACCACATTGGAGATGTGTTCTGTTATCTAAGCACAATCATTACAATATCTTTTATCGCTTGATGATCTGCTATCACCTTTAATGTATTCGCCACAACATCTACAATGGCTGAACTCATCTTTTGGGTTTGAATTATCTTTTTTCATATTTCTCCTTTTTAGTTAATATGGAATAATAACACATGGCGCCGTTAGGCGCCATTGTCAATATTGTCGCAGTTAGTCTAATAACACCATGTAAGCATCTGCATTATTTTTTCTAAACCAATTAATATTTTCTCTGACTTTGTCCCAAAGTTTAGAACCACCCCAACCCAATTTTTTATCTTCTAAGGTTGCGCTATATTCATAATAAAATATAGCGTCATGTTTAGTAGCTTCTTCTCTAGTTAGCATTACAGATTCGCCTGTAAATCTATTTGATCTTTTGTGTGTTTTTTGTTCTGTCATATTTCTCCTTTATTGTTAATAAAAGTATAATATCACATGGCGCCGTTAGGCGCCATTGTCAATATTGTCGCAGTTAATCACAATGAATTGCAGCCATTTCTGAATTTATCCATTCAGCCCACATTCCATGTTTATCTAAAATTTTAACAACTTCGTTGTAAATTCCAAAATCATCAATCTCAGTATTATTTGGATTACCTCTTGCGTGATAATCTCCAACACCTTTTCTATCTTCTGCACCATCACACCAAATTTGAAATTCTCCACTTTGGTGGTCAATATCTTCAACTGCATAACCTTTTTTTTCTAACTCGTTGTATGCTTTTTTAAATTGTTTTTTCATATTTCTCCTTTTTGGTTAATAACGTATCTTAGCACAATGGTGCAGTTAGCACCATTGCACATAGTGTCGCAGTTAAAATGGGATATTGTCCTCATTTTTAGTTAACAATAAATCTTCTTTTTCTGTTAACTCATTAATCTCATCTTGAACTTTATTCATTAATTCAACAAGGGCTAATCTTTTTGCTTGAATTACTAATCTCTCTAATGTGTTGTCTGTAGTCATTTTTATTTCTCCTTTTTAGTTAATATGTTTGCATTATAACACATGGCGCCATTAGGCGCCATTGTCAATATTGTCGCACTTGGTTATTTTAGTTTCTGTCCATGCTCGTTGTGTATAATAACCATTATGAGATTCTGGGTGCGTGATTTTTGAAACTTCAATCGGAGTTTCAAGTGGCTCGGTTCTGGGTGCAATCGCAATAATTTGCTGAATGTTTGCGTGTGCAAAATCATTATAGCAACTCATACTACAAAAATAATTATATAAATTATTTGGATTGTACCAACTACTATTAACATCTTGTTTGATTCTTTTGGTTCTTAGAACCTTTGAACCTTGAACCCCTCTAATTCTATCTTGGGTGTGATTGGTATGGCAGTTAGTACCATGACACCAATGGTATGTTTGATCACTCATGATTTATCCCCCTCGGTCATTTGAAACCTAGCTAATATTTTTGCATGACTTTCCAAAGTTTTTTCAAGTGTTGCAATTCTATCTTCTAAGAATTTAATCTTGTTGCGTTGCATATTGATATCTTTATTTCTGTCTATTGTTTCAAAGTGTAGTTCATTCATCTCAGCCATTATTTATCTCCTTTGTTATTTTAGTTAATTCTTTGGTAGATATATTGCTTATCGCCCAATTTAATAATTTATCATGTATTTGATAACCATCAAAAATTGCAGGTTCTCCACTAGGAGTAGCACCTGAAATAAGTTTTAAATGTTTTTTAAATTTATCAATATTTACTTTAGCCATTATTTACCACCAATGTTAATTGTCTTTCTTTAAAAAACTTATCAACATGATCACCCATTGGAACTTTAATATCAGTTTGTCTAATAGGTTTATCAACTTTTTTCATAAGTTTTAATTCTCCATAACCCATAAATCCAAACATAGGTCTATCGTTATAAGTTTTAGAAAATATTTTATAGATATTTATATCTTTAGCTTTAGCCATTATTTATCTCCTAACATTGAGTTGTGATCTGAACTTTTACCAGAAATTGATATTATTATATCTCTTACATTAATTGATTGACCTACATTTAAGTTCCATATTTTATTAGAACAATCAGTAAAGTTTCCAATACTGTGATCGGTACCAATTTTATCTAAAACATAACTTTTTAAATCAATTTTTTTAACAAAAGATTTAGTAGTTATTTTACCATCTTTTTTTATGTTTATTTTTATCATTTTTTTATCTCCTTTTTTTAGTTAATATTTTTTTTTAAATGATTTACTATTTTAACAGTAAATTTAACTCCAAGATTTTTTAATCTTTTTTGTTCTGATTCTTTTTCTGATGGAGTTATTTCAGTATATTCTATTTCCCCATCTTCATAAGTTGTTTGGTATAAGTTTTTAGTCATTTTATTATCTCCTTGTTTTTAGTTATAAGAAGAATCTATTACAAATAATAATAATTGTAAACAACTAATATTAAAAAATATTAATTTTTATTATAT